GCTACAGTCTTACCCTTTTTTGATGCGTAACGGCTGTCTCCAGTTGTAGGCAAATTAAAAGGAAGAGTGCTTCCATCTTTTAACTTGACAAGGAATGGCTGAGTCAAATCCTTGTCAACTTTTTCCATTTTAAAATCTTCATCTAGGTCAATCACGACATCATTGCTTCCGCCGCAATTTCCACAACCTAGTTGAACCTCACGCCCCTTACCATAGGTAGCCCGTACAATTGCCAAAAATAGAACATCTCGATCACCAATAAGTAACTTATCAATAATGTCTTTGTTCTTATTTACTTCTTGTGAACCAATAGATACAACTGCTCGTTGTAGTAAGTGGACTAGATACTCACCGTAAGTGATGTCTTCCTTTGAATCAAAGGTGGCAAGGGCTTCTTCATCTTCCCCTGTCAACTCTCTTACAATGGCTGTCGTTTCCCACTCTCCAGATTCTTCATTAAACAACCCCCTCAGCAACTGGACATCAGTTGCTGGAGGGTAGTCAATAAAGGGGGCTGGATCTGCGATAGCAGTATTAGCGCTTTGTGCAAGCGAAGACAGGTTATCTGACATTTAGTATTCCTTTAATTAAGTATTACCAGGTAAGGCTATAGTTAGCAGCATCTGTTGAGTTGAATGCTAACACAAACCCTTCATGGTGAACGGTAAGTTCTTGTACCATGATTCCGCTGTCACCAGCGCTCAAACCACCAAGGCTGAATACTCCAGGCCAGCAGTTGAACAATTTCATCATAAGGCGCTTGTTACCAGCGTTGGTTCCAGACACAGCAATACCATCTCCACCTGAGTAGGTGTAGTTGCTATTGGTAGTTGGGTGGTCAAACACTGTGACTGTGATGTCGCAACGGTAATCTTGACCAGCGTCAGTACCTTTACTTCCGTTAGGTACTCCACCTTCCCATGAATGGATGAACTGCTGCCACTTCCAAAGTTCTGCGCCTTCAGCAAAAACTCCTCGGACAAATGATACGGCGCTAAAGTCTGACAGACCAACCATTTTATGAGTGTGGGTGTTCATTCCACCTTCACGATAGGCAAGCATGTCATTAGTAACACTAAGACCACTCATTGTGGTAAACCCAAGTTTATTCAAATTTGGGGAAAGTGCTGCTAGTGCAGTATTAGTTGGGATGATTTCTACTTGAAACTTAAAGTTACGAAGTGGATCGGTGCGTTGTGCTCTTGACATTTTAATTACTCCTTAAACCGTTTCTACGGTGGTGTTGGATCCGCCAGAGAACTGGCTGATATTAATAACAATAAATTCAGCAGGTGCTTGCAAAGCCACACCTACTTCGACATGAAGTTCTCCATTTTGTATTGCGTAATCAGGGTTGTTTGTAGCGTTACAAATTACATAGAAAGATTCAATTGAATTACGACCTTTAAGCGCCCCAGCAGACCATAGGTCCGAGAGGAAGCGTGAGATACGGCTATTCAGTTGTGACCATGTGCGTTCACCATTTGGTTCAAACAAAGAGGTTTCAGCGATCGCTTCAACATTTGCTTTTACATAGTTAAGTGTGCGACGGACAGGTACATACTTTGTAATGTCTGTCTTCTTCAATGTGCGTGAACCATTAATGATTACACCACCACCAGGAATGTTCTTCATGGTGTTGACATGTGCATCATACAAAAGACCAGTCTCACTGTTAGTGAAGTTGGTTGTAAGGCCATAAGCCCCACGGACATCATATGCATAACCAGCAGGTGCTTTTCCTACGGAACGATCTGCTTCTACACGAGTGTACAATCCAGCAATTGCTCCACCTGGGTAGGTGTCTCGCAATGTGGCTGAACCCGCACGGGCTGGATCTGGCATCTTCAACATTGGGTAGTACACTGCACCATAAGATGACTTGCTGTAGTTACTGGCTACACCAGTGATTCCTGCGGTCAGTGTCTGTGTTGGGTCTGGATCAATGATTACAAAAGCATTTCCACGACTTTCAGCGTAAGTAAGTGCGTAGTTTACTCGTGTAGAAGTTGTCTGTCCTACAAGGTTGACCAAGATTGATCCGTTAATGTAGTTAAGTGAATCTACAGCGGCGTTCCAGTCACCATCTACGATAGAACCATTAGTACCTGCAACAGTTCCTAGAGCGTATGTTGCCGCAGTGATCGTGTAAGCCACACCAGCGGTAAGTCCTGCATCTACTTCTACAACATCAACATAAGTTGAGTAGGAGTTAACAATTGTAGAAATGTATTGTGGAGAGTCTGGATCAAGGGATACTTCAGTCCAGCGCTCTACTTCAGAACCATTAAACAAAACAGCAAGGTTGAAAGTACGGGGGGTTCCTGAACCAGAAAGGCTTTCTGGAACACCATCACGCAAACCAGCGGTGACAATTACTTGAAGACCAACGGCTGCTGTGCTAGAAGTTGCAGCAGCGTAGTTTGCCCAAGTACCAACATTTTTTGCTTGTACTTTAAACAATGTTGCTGTTGATCCACCAGCGATAGTTCCTGTGATTGCAGGAGACTTTGCTTTAATAGCAGCGGCACCACCAGTAGTAGTGGAGTGTGTAACACGGGTTACATAAGCCGTGCGACCACCATTGGAGAAGAAGTGGTAAACAGCGTATCCAAGATCTGATGAGTTAGTGAGATCACCATAGAGTGTCTTATATTGACCCCAAGAGTCAATACGGGTTGGTAGTACAGGACCACGGGCGGCTGTACCGAGAAACGCTGTAGGCGTTACTTCAGTTCCAGTTTGCGTGACTGTAGAGAATGGGCCTTCGGTGATATACACACCTGGGCGGGAGTATGTTGCCATTTTTGCTCCTTAGCAATAGACGGGGGTTACGGGGTACTTGTAAATGATTCGATTGTTGGGATAATACTGGTGATTTGATGTTGACCAAGCATGTTTGCTGATGGTATCTCAGCAGTCATTTGAAGAGTATAAATCTTACGAAAAATACGCTTACGGTATCCAGACTCAGAGTCTAGAAGGTCTGCCGTTGTCCAATCTAAAAGATCAAGACGACGAGTTGTTCCATCCTCTGGGATATCGATATACCCTTTTCGGAATGGAACAATTGTACTTAACATTTGACTGCTAAGTTGGCGATCGTGTAGGGCGCTACGAGTAAATGTAGAAACTTGATACAAAAGGTCTACTGGGACAAACTCATTGCTAGAAATAAACTCAATATTTGTGGTGCCAGTAACAGTTCCCATGTTTGATATACGACTAGGCCAGTAGGACAGTTCGTTGGGTCTACCAATAAACCTACTTCTCTGGGGTATTCCCACTTTGGCGTAGGTCAACTCACTCTCAGAATGTTGGCGGTTTTTAGCGTGAACTAGATCAATCATTTCAATAGTCAAGAAGGGGTAAGACCTTTCAGTCTCTGCCTCTGGGTAGCGATAAAAAACTTGCACTGGACGAGAACCACTACGGTCGTCTGAAACAGTCAATGTAGCAAACCGTGCTTTAAGGGCAGCGTCTTCGGCAAGTAGGAATCCAGGATTAGGCATTGTACCCTGACAGTTTATTAGAAAGTAAAGAAGTCAATTCTCTTTTAAGATCTTGGGTGCGCTTAAAGGCAGTGGAACGAAGAAGACCTGTGGCAACAACTTGTTGAGTAGGGTCACCATACTCAAGCATGTTCACTTCATTTGTGGGGTTATTTACACTATATTCAATCTGTCCATCTACTAAACCTACTTTAGCCTCGTCTGCTAAATGAGACCAGTCTGGGTGGTTTGACATGGTAGAAGAAAGGTGCTCTTTTTCATTGGCTAAAAGTTCCTTGACGGAAGCAATTACGGCTTTGGGATAAGCCTCCAGGAGATCCTCAAAGAACCAAGCAGTTGGGAACTCTCCACGGATAATGCTATTAGAGTCCGTGGATGTATGCAATTGTGCAGAAGTCATTACTTCTCCCACGAGACTCTAGGCGTTGTGCATCTTGGCGCTCACCAAGATTACTTCCAGTTTATCAGAGTTGAGGTAGGGCAGAAGGCCAAGGAAGGTTCTGGGATGAGGTCGCAGTAGGACCCACATCAAAAGGCATTTCCTGATTAATATAGATTTCAATACCTTCAACAACGATAATCACATCATCCGATGCTCGACCTCGTACACGGTAAGAAGTTACTGAAAAGTAACGACCGTCGTATAAAAACATGTCGTTAAGGTGCCCACGATATTCGTAGGGTGTGGTGACCCCAGCATCTCGGAAGTCCTGAATGGACGCTACAAAGTTGGTCAACTGGACAGCCTGACGACCTTCAGGGATGGCACGCTTCTGGTCTTCAGCCTCAGTGATCATCAGGACTGGTACTACCACTCCCTTTTTGTACCTGCGACCACCAGTTCCAGGAACACCCTCGTCATAGACATCGTCATAGACAGAGGCTGTTGTGGTGTTTGTGCCCAGCGGTGTGAACTCAAACCATACAATAGACTCACCATAGGCTTGCTGGTACCTACGGTAGTGCTTCCTAATATTGGCTAATTCTCTCCGAATTTCCATTAAAAGTAAGACTCACTAGTGTATGCAGTTGGAGGAATCCCTTCGATGAATACATCCTCCCGCAATGGTTCGTCTGCGTCTTCAATAAGGATATGACCTTCCATGTCCTCAGCAAAAATGCGCTCCAAAGGACCATACTCCCCAAGTTCCTTCGCCTTGTACAAGGGTACATATCGGTTAGTGGTGCGGGAAACACGGCGAAGGCTGAACTGCTCGATGCGCTCAGGACCAATGTTGAGGTTATTGGCGTGCTTACGGTATTCAACTTCCCATGCTTGAACAAGGCTCTGAAGCATACGGAAACGCTGAGAACCAGGGATGTGAATGGACTCAGAAGTCATTACATCGATGTCACGGGCATATTCTGTCATAAGTGACTGTAGGGCCTCTACAAGCGCTCCCAGACCTATTACATCCAAGACTGCGGCACTTGCCTGCTCTAGAGGAATCTTAATAGTTGGTTTGTGGAAGTTAATTGAACGCTCTGCGTAAAACTCAAGGTCTTGCGGCAAAATCCACTCATAGTAATAACCTTCAACCATGATGGTTGTGTTAGAAGGTGGGGTTGCTGCAAGGCGCATAATACCATTACGGTTATCAATGCTGTAGTTAGCGGTAGTCAGTTCTGTAACAACACCCGAAGTTACTGTAGCAACCCACAAGGTAGTTGAGTCAATGTTTACCTGACCCAGTTCATAGGTGCGACCAACAGTGTCAAAAGAGACCTGAAAGAACTTAGGAAAGTCACGAAGATAGTTTCGGGCTAACTGGACAGTGTGTTCCAGAACGGTTAGACCACTACTAGTTGTTCCAGCCATTATTGATCTCCTGAACTTACACCTGGGATGGTGTCTAGGGACGCTTGGTTAATCTGAGGTTGTTGCTCACGGTGCCTATGAGACATCACGGTACGCACACGGGTGATGTCTGCGACAGTCCCTGTTGGTGTAGGGATGGGACGCTCGTCCATTACTGAGCCTCTAGGGCTTCAACTTTGGCGGAAAGTTCTTGTACAGCACTAACTAAAGCAGCAATCATGGCCTGTTGTTTCCACATTTGTGGCTCGTGACCATCTTTAGTTTCTTCATGATGGATAAAATCAGGGTTGATTTCTTGAACTTCTTCAACGATAAAACCATATTGTAATTGTTCTCTACGAGAAAATACTTCATATGGACTGTCCATATGGGTGTGTTCTTCTTTAAAGATAAAGGTGCGTGGTCGAAGTTGCTTGATTAAGTCTAAACCACCCAACATATCTGAAATGTTTTCTTTGTGATCACGCAAAGAGAAGGTGTTGTTAAATGCTACACGACCGTCACTGTTAACAACCATCGCTCTTGTAGAGGTTGATGTGTTTGATGTTGCAATTGTATAGTAGATATTGCTACCAAATTGGGAAGCCCCTGAATGTGCCCACCAACCAGAGGCACTGCTCCATCCAATGTATGGTCCACCAATTGGATCCACATTGACAATTGCGGAAAGGTAACCAGCCGTAGAAGCACTACCTGCGCTACCAGCCGTAGAAGCACTACCAGCGCTACCAGTAACATTAATGTTGTAAGTTCCACCATTGTTGAAGACATCACCAATAGAAGGCTTTCCACTAACATTTGCCCAGGTGACAGCATTAGCAGCAGCAGCAGTGCCAGAAATATTGATGTTGTAATTTCCACCATCATTGAAAACATTTCCAATAGATGGCTTGCCACTAACATTTGCCCAAGTTACTGCGTTGGCGCTATCAGCCACACCAGCAGTTGCGGCTTTACCAGTTGTGTTCTGGTTCCAAGTAGGGATGGTTCCCGTTAAACCTGAGTAAGGCATGTTACTAGCAGATGATGCATTACCTACAAAACCACCGTTTGCGGTAATAGTGCCCGTTGTAGAGATGTTACTGTTGGCTGTCCAGTAGGAAAGGTTGTACCAAGTACTTCCTACTTTTACTGAGAATGGTGAGGCAGTAGTACTGTTAGGTGTCCATGCAGTATTGACATAAGTGTCACCTGCTGAACCACGGTTTGCAGAAACAGTATCTGTGAGTGTGCGAGCAGTACTGGATCGGACAAAGATTCGCTTGTCAGTAATTGCCTGTGCAACAGGTATACCACTGTCAACACGCCATACAGCGGCTAGTACAACATCAG